CCGCGTCGCGGTCTGTCCCCGATCGAGACGCTCCGTCAGATCCTCGCCGAACAACACGCCGCCGGCCGTTACCGCGAGAAGTTTTGGGAGAACTCGGCGCGTATGGGCGGCGTTATCGAACGACCGATGACCGCGCCGACGTGGTCGAACGAGGCACGTGCCCGGTTCCGCGCGGAGTTCGAGGCCGGTTACACCGGCGCGGCGGCGTCTGGTCGAACGGTCGTGTTGGAAGAGGGAATGACGTATCGTCCGGTGTCGTATTCGGCACGTGACGCGCAGTATTTAGAGTCGTTCCAACTGTCGCGCGAGATCGTCGCAACCGCTTACGGTATCCCGGTCGGTTTGCTCGGTCTCGGTGCGACGAACTACGCGTCGTTGACCGAACAACACCGGCAACTGTACGCCGACTGTCTCGCACCGTGGTTGACCCGTATTCAGGAGGAACTGGAAACGCAACTACTCCCCGAGTTCGATGTCCCGGCGGAAACGTATTTGGAGTTCTCGCTCGCGGCGAAACTGGCCGGGTCGTTCACCGAACAGGCGGCGATCCTACAAGCGTCGGTCGGTGCGCCGTATCTGTCGCGCAACGAGGCGCGCGCACGTCTGAACCTGTCACCGATCGATGGGGGCGACGAACTGGTGATCCCGCTAAACGTCCTCGTCGGCGGGCAGGCGTCGCCGCAGGACTCGGTCCCCGAGTCGCGCGTGTTGGGCGGGTTGTCATCGGACGAACCGACGGCGACAAAATCGGCCGGCGATCCGGAGAACGTGAAGGCGCTCCGCCGGTCGCGGATCTTGCGCGAACGTCGCGACGCCGCTAAGGAGTTCGAGACGACGATCGTCGACGCGCTGAACCGTCAGAGTCGGTCGGTCGTGTCGAAAATCGGCGCAAAGAGGAAGTCGCGCGTAAAGGCGACCGCCGGGGACGTGTTCGACCGTACCCGGTTCGATCGTGAACTCGCCGACGATCTGAAACCGGCCGTCCGCCGGTTGGCGCGTCGTATGGCGGCAACGGTCGCCGATTGGGACCCGGATAACGCCGCCGAGTATCTCGACGCGTTCGCGGAAGGGACCGCCGGGGCGATAAACGACTCGACGATTTCGCGTCTGTCGGCCGTATTGGACGAAACCGACGACGAAGGGTTGGCCGACGCGATCGAGTCCCTGTTCGGGGAAATCTCGGTCGGCACGGCGCTAACGTATGCGTTGTCGGTTGCGACGTCCGTTGGCGAGTTCGCGCGGAACGAGGCGGCCGCCGCCGCTGACCTTGCGGAGAAAACGTGGGTGGTCACGTCCGGCAATCCGCGTTCGTCGCACGCGTCCCTCGACGGGGAGACGGTGCCGCGTTCGGACACGTTCTCCAATGGCGCAATGTTCCCCGGCGACCCGTCGTTAGGAGCGGACGAAAAAGCGAACTGTCAGTGTCTCGTTGACTGGGGCGTCTGACGTGCCGTATTTCGTGACGAACGACAACCCGGACTGTTCCGGGTGGGCGGTGGAGAAAGACGACGGCGAAGTGATCGGGTGTCACCGCACCCGCCGGGAAGCGATCGACCAAATGGTCGCCGTATCACTCGCCGAGGACATCGAGCCGGGCGGCGAACGTTCGGCAAAAGCCGTTCCCGATGACCGACGCCCGCCGCAAGGGGCGCGCGAGGAAGCGGAACGCGGGTTGGAGTGGCGTCGTGAATACGGACGCGGCGGAACGCCGGTCGGCGTCGCGCGTGCCCGGGACATCGCGAACGGGGAGAACCTGTCGGTGGATACGTTGCGGCGTATGGTGTCGTATTTCGCAAGGCACGAAGTCGACAAACAGGGTCAGGGGTGGAGTCCCGACGAGGACGGTTACCCGTCGGCGGGGCGGATCGCGTGGGCGTTGTGGGGCGGTGACCCGGGCCGCACGTGGGCGGAACGTCTGGTCGCGCAGATCGACGCGGACGAGTCGTCCGTTTCGGACAACGCGGCGAAACGCGGCACTCGTCCGGCGGTGAAGGTTCTACGCAAGTCCTCTCCCGCACGTTTCGAAGTCAAGGCCGCGTCCGATGACGCGCCGCACGGCGAGGTTACCGCGCTCGTATCCGTGTTCGGTAACACCGATCTCGTCGGCGATCGGGTTATGCCCGGCGCGTTCGCTGACAGTCTGAAAGAGATTGCCGACGCCGGTCGTTCTATCCCGTTCATCTGGTCGCACGACTGGGGCCGCCCGGAGTCGTTTCTCGGTGTGGTGCGCGACGCGAAGGAAACCGACGAGGGTCTCGTCGTTCGTGCGTCCCTGTTCGACACGCCGACGGCGCAGCACGTCCGCCAACTCCTCGCCGAGGGTGCGGTGTCGGAGTTCTCGTTCGCGTATGACGTGATCGACGCCGCCCCCGGTAAGGACGGCGTGACCGAACTCCGGCGCTTGTCGATTTTGGAAACAGGACCCACACTAAAAGGGGCAAATAGCGAAACCCACCTAATCGGAGTGCGGTCCGCCCTTCTCGCGGAGAAGGCGGCGGCGGACGAACTGACATTGGGCGATTTCGTCACGTTCGACGGCGGCGAGGGCCGGGTCGAATACGTTATGACGGAAGGCGAGTTCGGTATCGAGGGCGACCCGTTGTCGCTGACCGCGTCGGCCGACGACCCGTTGGCATTGGTGCGCGTCTATGAGGACACCGACGGGGAAGCCGTCGCAACGAACACGTTCCGGGGTTTCCGGTTCTCTGAACTGACGAAATACGAAGAGGAAGGCGAGGCCGCCGATACGGGCGCGCGTGAAAAGGCCGCCGCCCCCGGCACCCGTCAGAAGGTCGGACGGACACTATCCGCGAAAAACGAGGAGCGCATTCGCAACGCGAAGAACCTTCTCGGCGAAGTGCTCGGTTCGATGGAAGGCAACACAACAGGGGAACCTGTCAAGGCCGAGGAACCGGTGACGGTCAAGGCCGAGGAACTGGGACTGTCTGGTGACGTTGCGCGTTACCTTCTCGATCTCGCCGAGATCGGGTCATAACAAGCACCGACCAACAACACAAGGAGAAACCCGGTGAACAACCTCATTGAGAACGCAAAGCAGATCGCGGCCGCCGCAGCAGCGGAAGGTCGCGCCCTTACCGCCGAGGAGCGCGAGACCGTCGAGTCCGCGATCGCCGGCGCGAAGGCCGTCAAGCAGGACGCGGAACTCCGCGCGGCCGTCGAGTCTCTCGGCGCCGAACTCGGTTCCGTCAAGCCGCAGGAAGAGGGCAAGAAGGCCCGCACCGCCGGGGAGCGTTTGCTCGCCGATGGTTCGTTCCGTCACTGGCTCAACGGCGCAACCGCTAACGGTGTCGTGGACGCAAAGTCCGTCCCGAACTCACCGTCGGTTCCGGTCGGTGGTCTGAAAGCCACGATCACCGGTGCGTCCGACGACTACGCCGGTTCGCTCATCGACGCGCAGCGTTACGCCCCTGTTGAGGCCGCTTACGCCCGCGAACTGAACGTCCTGTCCCTTCTCACCCTTGCCTCGACGACGTCTGACGCCGTCGAGTTCGCCCGGGTGCTGAACTACGGCGCAGGCGACAGCGTGAACGCCGCCGCACCGAAGGCCGAAGGCACCGCAGGTGACGAGTCCACGATGAAGTTCGTGAAGATGACCGCGAACGTCCGCGACGTGCGCACGTTCATTCCGGCGTCTGTGCGGGCACTCAACGACGCCGCGCAACTCCAATCACTCGTCGACGCATTTATCCGTTCGTCGATCTTGGACGAGGTCGCCGATCAGGTGATCAACGGCGACGGACTCGGTGAGAATATGGAAGGTCTGTTGGAGGTCAGCGGCACACAGTCGCAGGCATTCGACACTGACCTGATCACCACGATCCGTAAGGCGATCCGCAAGGTGCGTCACACCGGCAACGGTCGCCCGTCGGCCGTTCTCCTGAACCCGGCAGACGACGAGCAGATCGACCTCCTGAACGACTCGGGCGTGTTCCTGTTCGGTGGTCCCGCTGGTGCGGCAACTCCGACGATCTGGGGCGTGCCCCGCGTCGTGGACGCCGCAGTGCCGGAGGGAACCGCGATCGTCGGTGATTTCCGTGCGGCGGTCCTCTGGGAGCGTCAGCCGGTCACCGTTGCGGTTTACCCGCAGCACTCGGACTACGCGGTCCGTGGTCTCGTCGCCGTGTCGGGTAACGCCCGCGCCGCGTTCGGTGTCCTGAACCCCGCGAAGTTCGTGATCGCGGATCTCACCTCCGGTTCCTGATAACCGCGACGAACTAACCGTAAACCCCGGGGCCGAATGGTCCCGGGGTTTCGGCATTCTGGGCGCGTATCGGCACTCGTAGAACTATGACCAAACTCGACGTTTACGAGGTGCGACCGGGTGTGTTTCTCCGGTTGCGTGCGCACGAGGCCGCCCGGTTCGGGTATGTGCCCGCGTCGGTAAAGCATAAGGCCGCCGCCCCGTCGAAGGCGAAGGGGAAAAAGAAGGCCGCGCCGGTTGAGGACGACGAGACGACGGAAGGCGGCGAGTAGTGGCGTTGGCGACGATCGCGGATCTGGCCGCTTTACTCCGTCGGGACATCGACGAAGAGGACGCGTCGGCGTTGGCGGCGTTGGATACGGCGTCGGCGTTCGTGGAAGCGTATTTGGGTCAGACGGTCGAACTCGTCGAGGACGACGTCGAGACGATGGACGGTTCCGGGACGCGTGTCCTGTTGTTGCCCGCTTACCCGGTGACGGAGGTTGCGTCGGTTGAGGTTGACGAGGAGGAACTGACGGAAGGCGACGATTACGCGTGGTCGCGAACCGGGGAACTCCGGAAACTAACGGGCACGTGGCCGGCGACGTTGCGGTCGGTCGTGGTGACGTATTCGCACGGATACGCGACGATCCCGGCGGCGATCGTCGGTGTGGTTGCGTCCGTCGCGGCGCGACTCTATGACGCGCCGTTGTCGGTCAAGCAGGAGAGTATCGGTTCGTACTCGGTGACGTACACGGGCGGCGGTGCGTCGTTTCAGGCCGCCGAACTCGTGGTGTTGGATCGCTACAAGCGGGCGTAGCCGTGTCGTTTCGTTCGCTACTGATCTCGTCGGCGACGATCGAGCGGGAAACCGAGGACGGTTTCGACGACTACGGGAACCCGGTCGTGGTGTGGGACGAGGTGGCCGACGGTGTGCCGTGTCGTCTGGTGGAGACGGGCGGTGAGGAACTCGACGACGACCGAACGTCGCTGACGCGGACGGGAACTCTGTTCGTTGAGGCCGGAACGGATCTGTCGGCGCTTGACCGGGTGACGGTGAACGGTGCGACGTGGGAGGTGTTCGGTCCGCCGATCTCGCCGCAGAACTCGGTCGGCGTTCATCACATAGAAGCGCCGGTGCGGTTGGTGACGGTATGACCGAAAAGGCGAAACTGACGATCGATTACGACCGCGTGTGGGCGGCGTTGTCGCGTTCTACGCAAGTTCGCGACCGGTTGGCCGAGATCGCCGAGAAGGTACGCGACGAGGCGACGTCCCTTGCCCGATCGGAGGCATACGACACGGGGAAGTATGCGGCCGGGATCGAAACGGGCACGTTACCGGCGCGGCAGGTGCGCGAGAAACTCCGCGCGAACAGGTTTCGCGGATCGGGAAAACGGTTCTCGAACCCGCTCATTGCCGCCGAGTTCCGGGGCGACCCGTCGGGCGGATCGTATGACGGCACGGTCGGTATTGTCGCGTCGCGCGATTGGAAGTCGTTCCTCATCGAGTTCGGGTCGATCGCCCGTTCGCCGTCGTTGGTGCTGACGCGTGCGGCGCAGAATGTCGCGTCCCGGGTAAAAGGCGTTCAGTGGGTCGCGTTGTTCGAGGGGAAGACAACGGAGCAGAACCTTACCGCGTGGCGTGAGACGGGCGGGCCGCGTGCGATTGCGATTGCGACAAAGAAACGCGGTCAGGGTAGGAGTCGGGCGTGATAGACATTGAGCGCGTCGTCGTCCAACACCTACTCGCCGACCCCGACGTTACGGACCTTGTCGGTGAGAACGGGGTTTCTACGGAACTCCCGCCGAACGCCGTTTTGCCGCGTATCCGGATCACCCTCAACGGGGGCACGATCCCGGTCCGGGGTTACCTGTATGCGTCCCGGGTGACGGTGGAAGCGTGGGCGGATACGAAGGGGGACGCGTGGGACGTGCTCGCGGCGGCCGTCGCGTCGTTGGAAAACACGTTGGAGGGGGCACTCGTAGAGGGCGTAGTCGTAACCGCAGTCGATCAGGAATCGGGCGCAACGTGGGTTCCGGACCCGGAAGCGCAAACGCCCCGGTATCTGGCGACGGTGACTGTCACGGCGCACCGTCAACCGGCCGCGCCGGGATCATAACGAGCAGAGGAGAACAACAACGATGGCAACAAATCCCGAAAACGTGCTGGTTGCGAGTGGTGGATCCGTTCACGTCGCGCCCGTGGGCACGACCCTTCCGACGACTGTTAGCGCGTCGCTGAACGCCGCGTTCGTCGATCTCGGATACGTGGGCGAGGACGGGGTTTCGGTGTCCGCGTCGGTTGACGTGACCGACGTTCTCGCTTTCCAAACCCTTCTTCCGATCCGTAAGATCGTAACCGCCCGCACCGTGGATCTCTCAATGATCCTTCGCGAATGGACCGAACAGTCCCTCCTGTTGGCGTTCGGTGGCGGTGAAGTGACCGAGGCCGGCGGCGAATACACCTACACCCCGCCGCTCCCCGGTGACGCGCTTTACGAGCGCGCGATGGTGATTTCGTGGCAGGACGGGTCGAAAAACTATCGTCTCGTCATCGAACGCGGCGTCGTGTCGGAGTCGGTGGAAACGACCCTCGCCCGCACCGCCGCCGCCGATCTCCCAATCACCTTCTCGGTTCTGGCAAGCGCCGACGACGAGGCCGGTTGGTATCTGATCACCGACGACCCGGCAATGGAACCGGCGGGTAGTTGACCGTGGCGCGCGTCCTTGACCTCGACGCCGCCCGTGCCGCAAGACAGGAAGCGAACGGGGAAACTCCTATCGTTCGTTTCGGCGGCCGCGATTTCACATTGCCGGTGGAAATGCCGTGGACGGTTGCGGAAGCCGCCGCCGGCGGCGATGGTGCGTCCGCACTCCGCGCGGTGCGTCTCCTCTTGGGTGATCAGTGGGGCGAGTTCGAGGCCCTGAACCCGTCTGTCGCGGACGTTCTGGAAGTGATTCAGGGCGTCGCGGCGATCTACGGGGCCGACCCAAAAGTCTAACCGGGACCGTTCACACAGTCCGCGCGCATTTCTCCGCGTTGGAAGCGGACTGGTTCCGGGTGTATGGGCGTGATCTCCGCGCCGATCTCTACGGCCCGGAAGCACTGGGCGCGCGTCGTGTTCTGTCACTGATCGAGTGGTTACCGCCCGACGCGGCGTTGTGGCGTTCGGCCCGGACGTCGTGGTCCGATGAGCGGGAGTTACTCGCTACGCAAATCGAGGTTATCGACGCGTTGCGCCGGGCGTTCATTGTCGCGCATTCGAAGCAGGGTAGCCGGCCGCCGGAACCGGTGCGGATTCCGCGCCCGTGGGAGAAGGCCGAGAAGCGCGCCGGGCGCGGCACTCGTCTCCGCGATCTGATCCGGGATTTCCGCGTCCCGGTTCGTGTTCCGGGAAAGGAGGTTGGCGGTGGCGCTTGACATCGGATTACTAAATGTGCTGACGTCTCTGTCGCTTGCCGACGGTGCCGGGGCCGCGCTCGCCGACTCGATCGGTAAGGCCGCCGGGGACGCGGCGTCTAAGGCGTCGGCGACGATTTCGGAGAAACTGTCGTCTGGTCTGAACAAGGCCGGTAAGGGTCTAACCGCCGGTGTCACCGCGCCGATTTTGGCGATCGGTGGGGCGGCGATTGCGGCGGGTATGGATCTTGACGACGCGCGCGACAAGATCCGTATTCTGTCCGGCGTCGGCGGTGACGAACTGGCGAAACTCGAAACGTCGTTCGAGAATGTCGCCACGACGACGACGGCGTCGTTCGACCGGGCCGCAGAGACGATTTCTAACCTGTTCGTGCGAACAGGTCTCACCGGGGAACCGTTAGAGAAGTTGGCGACGCAACTCCTCGATTTGGAACAGATCACCGGCGCGCCGGCGAACCTCGATACGCTGACGCGCGTTCTGTCGGCGTTCGGTGTTCCGGCAGAAGAGGCAACGGCGACGTTCGACAAACTGTTTCGCGCGAGTCAGGCGACCGGCGTTCCGTTCGACGACCTGACGACGTCCCTCGTATCGCAATCGGCCGCGTTCGCCGAGTTGGGTTTCGGTCTCGACGAAACGGCGGCGTTGTTGGGGCAGTTCGAGAAGGCCGGTGTGAACACGGATACCGTGCTGGCCGGTTTACGCGCGAACATAGTCAAGGCGGCGGGAGAGGGTAAAGACGCCGCGACGTTTTTCCGTGACGGAGTAAAGGAGATTGAGGGGTTCATCGCGAAGGGCGATAACGCGTCGGCGCAGGCCCGGGCAAAGGAGTTGTTCGGGGCGCGGACGTTCCTCGACGCATTGGACGCGATCAAACGCGGACAGTTCGACATCGACGGGACGTTAGACACCTTACAGAACGGTAAAGACACGATCTCCGGTCTGGCCGACGAAACGTCCGGGTGGACGGAGCAATACAGTATGCTGAAAAAGGAAGCGGCGCTCGCGTTGGAGCCGATCGCGCTACAACTGTTCCCCGCAATCTCGAAGGCGATAGAGACGGTAGTCCCCTACATACAGCGATTTGCGGACTGGTTCGGAGAGTTGTCACCGGATACACAGAAAACGATCGTGGTTGTTGCCGGTCTCGCCGCCGCCCTCGGTCCGGTGCTGATCGTCATTGCGAAAGTCATAACCTCCGTAAAGACGATCATAACGACACTGAAACTCCTGAATACGGCATTGCTCACTAACCCGTGGGCGCTCGCCGCGATAGCCGCAATCGCGGCCGTTGTGCTGATCGTGAAGTACTGGGACGAGATCGTCGCGTTTTTCTCCGAAGTGTTTTCTAAGATCGCAGAATACGGGAAGGCCGCGTGGGAGGTTCTGACCGGAAGTCTCCAACAGGCGTTCGAGGCAGTCGGTCAGGTCATCGGGGACGCGATCTCGGCGGTGGTGAACGGGTTTAGTGCGGCGGGACGGGCGATCGGGGACGTTATCTCGGCCGTGATCGGAGGGTTTCAGGCAGTCGGGTCAGCAATCGGGGACGCGATCTCGGCGGTTGCCGGTGTTCTATCGGGTATTGCTGACGCCGTTTCGTCGACTGTCGGTGCGATCGGTGACGTTTTCGCGCGTCTGTTTACGGGCATAGTGGACGGGTTCCGTTTGGCGTTCGACATCGTCCGCGATCGCGTGCGTGGGGTTTACGATTTCTTCCGCGACGTGTTCGACAGGATCGCCGGGTTCATTCGCCGTATCGTCGACGCGATCCGGAACCTCCCGTCGGCCCTCGGGAGTGGCATAAAATCCGCGTTCGGTTCGTTTTTCGGAGGCGGCAAGGCCGACGGCGGCCCGATCGACCCGAACCGGGCGTATCTCGTCGGTGAGCGTGGTCCCGAACTGATCGTCCCGCGCCGTGCGGGAACCGTCATACCGAACGAGGCGCTTACCGGCGTCGTCGGTGGGGCCGGCGGCGCGAACTACACAATCACGATCACGAACCCGGTTCCGGAACCGGCGTCCACGTCCATTCCGCAGGCGCTCCGGCGCGCCGCGTATCTGAAAGGGTAACGCCGTATGCCAACCGCGACGATGAGCGAGTATCTGACGCTAAGCGACGTTCCCCTGTCGTGTGAGGCGTGGTCGACGGAGAACCTGTCGTCGTTTCTCGACGGTCCGGGGGTGCGCGGCGCCGATCTGGTAAACCCGTCGCGTAGCGGTGAGATCCCGCGTCGGCGAACGCTTGCCGCGCGAACGTTCACGATCCCGCTTACCGTGAACGGATACTATGATACGGACGATAACCCGTCCGCCGATCCGCGCGCAACCCTCCTCGCGAACCTCGATTATCTAAAAGCGCTATTCACGCCGGATCCGACGACGCTAACCGGGACGCGTGTTCTCCAATGGGTCACGCCGGACGGAACGCGGGAGGGCGACGTTCACGTGAACCCGGCCCTTTCGATACAGACACTCGGACCGCACGCGGCGCGTCTGGTCGTCGACGTGACGCTCCCGGGCGGCGTTCTCCGCGACACCGACGAATCCCTGTTGCCGATCAGTATCAACCATAACCAAACGTCGAAAACGCACACGATCACTGTCCCCGGCAACGTGGAGATTCAGGACGCACGTATCGAGGTTGACGGTACGTCCGGCGACCCGTCGTGCGATTCGTTCCGTATTGAGAACCTGACATACGACGCGTCCGGCGGCGTGTTCGTCGAATACGACGCGACGGTGAACGACCCTCTCATAATCTACGCCGACACCTACACGGCAACACACGGGGCGACGCAAGTCGGCGGGTCGATCACGAACGGCGGGTCCGCGATTTGGCTACCGTTGCGACCGGGCGAGAACTCGCTCCGTGTTCTGATCCCGGGTAACACGGTAAACTGTCACGTTCACGTCCACGTAAAGGGCGCGTGGGCGTGATCCTCTCCGTAGTCGAATACAACGCGTCGGGCACGACGCCGGTTTCCCGATTGGGAACGGCGTTCGGTGTGCGTTGGCTTGACGACATAGACGAGGCCGGTTCATTCTCGTTTTCTCTCCCGTTGGAAGATCTCGGAACGTTAGGCGTCGGGTCGGTTGTCCGGTTCGCGTTGGGTGATACGTCGGACGCGTGGGTGTTCGCCGGGACGGTAGAAACGGTCACGATTGAGAAGACGGGCGCGGCGACTGGTGGAACGGCCCGGGTTGCGGAGATTTCCGGTCGCGGTCTCCGCGCGCGTCTTGCCGACGCCGTCGTTTATCCGGAGATCGCCGGGGAAACTGTGCGAACCTACACGACGCGAACGCCCGGATACATTCTCGATGATTTGATAGACGAGGCGCAGGCCCGAGGCGCGCTTACCGGGTTTACGATGGGTTTCTCCCCGACTGTGGATTCCGACGGGGACGCATACCCGGACACGCTGACGATCGACGTCCGCACCGGTAGCACGCTAACGGAGATCGTCGGGACGTTGGAGGAACTCGCGGTGGACGTTTGGGTGACACCCGAACTCGTTATCGAGATGGTTCCCGAACGCGGGACGGATCGGACGACGGGTGCGAACCCGCTCGTTTTTCGTGCCGGGTTGAGCGTGTCGGAGTTGTCGGCGGTTTCTGCCGGCCCGATCTCTAACGCGGTGCTGATCGCGTCCGGGGCGGACGGTTCGACGTTCACGACGGAAACGAACGCCGGTTCTATCTCGACGTTCGGTCGTCGGGAGACGTTCCTCGCCCTGTCGAACACGACCGACGCGACGGTGATCGACCTTGCGACGGAAGGTCTGTTGGATAAACTGTCCGGGGCGGCCGAGTCGCGGACGGTCAGTCTTGACGAGAACGGCCCGACCCCGTATTCCGATTTCTATGTCGGGGACCGCGTGTTTTTGGCGGACACTGACGGGACGCGTGCGCAGTTCCGTATTCGTGCGATTACGGTTACGCAAGATCAGTCGGGACGTCTGACGTTCGTTCCGGAACTCGGCGACGTGCGCGCCGATCTGGATCGCCGGTTGGCGCGTCTACTGTTGCGCGCGGAACGCAACAACGCCGCCGGGGAATCCGGTATCGGGTATGAGCCTATCGACATCGACCCGGGCGGCGGTGCGATCGGCGGCGGTGCGGAGGTTTGTACCGTCGTCAGTTATGACAGTAGCACCCGGGAAGGCAACGCCGACTGTTCCGGGGTTTCCACCGATTTTGAGAACGGGAGTATTTGGGATTTCTACACCGGAGACGAGGTGTTCATAACGGAAGCGGACGGGCGTAACATCGCAACGGGTCTCGTTCAGTCGGGCGGCGGCGGTGTCGGAACACAGTTCGGGTTTGTGCCGCCGTCATCGGTCGCCGGTCTCCCTTACGACCCGAACGTGACGTGGGATCTGTTCCAAGCCGGCGAGGGGTTCGTCACATACGATAACGGACGACGTGTCATCGATTTTGTCGCGCCGAGCGTCTACACGATTTCGCTACCGTCGACGTCGTGGACGAACGGGTTAGCGTTGTCGCGTCTATCTACCGGGACGTTCGCGTTCCAACTCAACTCGGACTCGACATCAGGCGTTAGCACGAACACCCTTCTCGTTGTTCATAACAACGTCGCGACGACCTACAACTACGGCGGCATACGCACGCTCGGCGTTTCGCAAGGTGTTATGTACTGTTCGTGTACTCACGTCGCCGGTTCTACTAACGCCCGTATCGTGACGATCGACGACACGGGGACCGTCTCGGATTTCCTACCGACGTTCACCGACGAGACGAACGCGTCGGTTTCGTATGTCGGGCCGAGTGTGCCGAATAGCGCGTCGGGAAGTTGGTTTGCGGCGGGCGATTGGGGTATCGCGTGGGCGCCTTTCACGTCCTCCGGTAATCAACACGTTTACGTATTGGAAGCGGGCGCGACGGCGGGTCGCCGTTGGACGGTTTCCGGTCGTCTTCTCTACTCTACCTCCGCGATCTCGCGTTGGGGCGGAATCAGTATGAACAGCACGCACGTTATGACCGTGGACACGCAAGGAGTAAACCCGGGGGATCGTGACAGTTGGCAACGACTCAACCTCGATACGGGCGTATTGGAGACGTTCGACGACGTGCTACCGGCCGGGTCTGTCGCGTCCGAGATCGCCGCCGGCGGGAACGAGGACGCGGTCCTGATCTCGGGAACGTATGACAGTGGTTCGGGCGCAGTTCCCGCGTATTTCACTACCGACGGCGGGGGTGTGACGGTAACGACACTGGCCGATACGACGGGCACGGTAAAGGTCCGTCGCGATTTCACGGGCAACATACTCGGCGAACGCACGGACACTACGGCCGGCGATCTTGTAATCGGGATCAGTCTGTCGTGAGTGAGGGCGTGCTCGTTGCGATGATCGCGGCGGTGCCGCCGACATTGGCGGCGTTCGTCGCCGCGTATCAGGTGCGGAAACTCTCCCGACCGCTGAACGAGGTGAATGCCGCAGTGAATCACCGGACGCCGGGTCAGCGTCGGTTGGTGGAGATGGTCGACGAAATCCACGGCGAGGTTCATAGCGTCGCGGAAGAGGTCGCCCGGGTTCGTCAGGAACTCGAACAACACCGCGCGTGGCATTCGATAGAAGAGGACGACAACCGGGAGGATCCGTGCGCATAACGCTCCCCGTTATGCCGGTGCGGTTGCCGCGCGAACTACGCGGGCGACGTAACGGCGAACTCCCGCCGCGTCTGTTGGTTTCGTGCGGGATCGGGTCGTTTGTGATGGTCCCGACGGCGGCGCGTGCGTGTCGGGCACTGGTCGCGGCCGCAACGGAGGCCGGGTTCGTGGTGCGTGCTACCGGCACGTATCGTTCCCTCGCGCAACAGGAAACCCTGTTCCGGTCGCGCTACACGCGAACGCCGCTCGACGGCCGGCCGTCGAAGACGTGGAACGGCGAACGGTGGTGGCAACTACCGGGAACGGCCGCCGCAGCGCGGCCCGGGACGTCAAATCACGGTCTCGGATTGGCGGTCGATTTTGCGGAGGAACGCGACGGGGATCCGCAGCCCGAGTCGGTGTCCCCCGCGTTCGTGCGGTGGTTGGTGCGCAACGCGCACCGGTTCGGGTTCTCCGCCGAGTTACAGTCCGAACCGTGGCATTGGCGTTACGTCGCGGGCGATAACGTGCCCGACGAGGTCGCGGCATTCCCCGTGTGACGCCACGCGTCCCGGTATGAGTTGGCGAACCCGGGCGGCGTGTCGAACGGTTGGTATCGCCCCGTTTTTCGCCAAACGCACGTCCCCGGAAGGCCGGCGGGCGGTGGACATTTGCCGGTCGTGTCCGGTGCGCGATGAGTGTCTGACGGACTGTCTCGCGACGGAGAAAATCCGTCTCGGTATCCGTGGCGGTCTCGGCCCGTATGAACGCGACGAACACGTCCGGGACGTTTCGTGAACCTCGAAACGCTCCAACGGAACGTCGGCGTGCTACCGATGTCGCCGGAGGGTTTCGCTAACGTTCTGTCCGATCTTGACGAGCACCGCGATTTAGAACCGGAGGGGTTTCTCGACGGTGCGCGCTATGCGATTCGCGCCGTGGGCGCCCTGTTGCCGCCGGAGTTGTTTTCTATCGAGGTTCTCGCCGACGTGGTGGATCTTGGCGGGTCGGTCTCACTCGCCGACGTGTTCGAAGTGGTGGAGGCAACCGGCGAATACGAAGGCGAGGTGTCGTCGTCTATTCTCCGCGCGTGGTTGGGTCTGATCGACGACGGGGTGCGCCCGACGGTCGCCGGTAAGTTTTTACGTATGGACGAGGACGAGGTCGAGATCCTGTCGTCGTTTCTCGACGTCTGGTCGCATTGGGAAACGCGGTTGTTGGACAAAATCCACGTTCTCGTTCTCGACGGGGGCGGGGTGCGGGAGATACAAGAGACGTTCCACGTGGGGCGTTTTACGGCGTGGCGTCTTGCGCGCCGGGGGCGCGCGTTCCTAAATGGTGGCCGCAACCGGGGATAGTTGACGTTCCGTGAACCGTCGCGACGGTGCGCGGTATGAACACACACAACAACCGGGGCGATTTCGCCCGCGACTACATCGACGTTGCGACCCGCATTGCCGAGTTCCGACGTCTCTATCCGAACGGGTCACTCCGTCCCGCCAACATAGACGAACCGATCCGTATTGTCACGATCGGGGAGAAGACGTTTCTCCAATACGTCGCGGCCGCGTATCGCACGCCGGACGATCCGTGTCCGGGTGTCGGTATCGCGTGGGAGCCGTTCCCGGGCAAGACGCCGTTTACGCGCGATAGTGAAGCCGCCAACGCGGAAACGTCGGCGTGGGGTCGCGCGATCGTGGCCGCCCTTGCCGCTGACACCAAACACGGTGTCGCGTCGCTTGACGAGGTGGAGAACGCCCGTGCGCGCAACGCAACGTCGGACGCGCCGGCGAAAAAGCGGTCGGCAGTTCGCGCCGCGATGGACGAACCGTCGAACGGTGATCCGGTCGTTATCGGTGTCGGTGAAAAGGCGACCGACGCGCAGGTAAAGAAGATCGGCATTCTCCGCCGCGAACTCGCCCTCGACGATGACACGTATCGCGACCGGCTCGGCCGTCTCTATGGCGTGCCGTCGGCGAAGGATCTTACCGTCGCGCAGGCGTCCGACCTGATCGAGAAACTGTCGGCCGCGCAACAGAAACGCACCGCGTAGTGCTCCCCGCTCGTCGCATTTTGGACGCGTCCGGGTTGTCGTTCCGGTCGTTTCGTGCCGCCGTTGGCACGAATACGCGCACGCTGAACGCCGTTCTCCGTGACGGTATCTCTGTCGGTCTCGCGGATTCGTGGTGTGTCCGGTTGGGGTTACACCCGGCGGAGGTGTTCGGGTTGCGTCTGTGGTTGTCGGAACTCGGGGCGGAACGCGTATGAACCTGTTCCGGTTGCGTGCCGCGCTGAACGATCTCGCAAAAGCGCTCGTGTATCGGAGCGAGGCACCGTTCCACGTTCCCGCAGTCCTGTTTCCCGGGTATCGCCGGTGGCGCGGGCCGAGTCGGTCGATGTCGTCGTCGGCGCGTTCGCGGTTTCTGGGCGCGTATTTCGGGTGGCACGGTCTCCACGTGTATTTCGCGTTCGGGGAACTGTCCGACCCGGTGTTCGGTCCGCTGATCGGCGTTGAGGGTGTCCTGTATCCGCTCCGTCCGGTGGATTGTCCGTTCTCGGTTTATGAAACGGCGGTGATTTTCATACGGGACGGAAACACGATCGCGGAGGCGTTCGAGACGGCGCGTCTGTTGGAGGTCCATTGGTGACGCGTCTAACGTTCCCGCAGCCGTCGCGCCCGTTGTCGATCAACGAGTCGAACCGTCTTCATTGGGCCGCCCGGAAACGTCGTCTCGACGACTGGGGTTGGGCAGTGCTCGCCGCGTGGGGTGCGTTGCGTCCCCGCCCGGAGGTCGGTTTCCCGGTGACGGTGCGTGTGACGTTGACGTTCCCGCGTGCCGGTCGTCGCGACGGGCATAACTATACTGGAACGAACGTAAAAAAAATCGTGGACACATTGGTGTCCGGGTGTCGCGTTGTGCCCGATGACGACGCGCAGTGGGTAACGGTCCTGGACCCTGTTATCCGTGTCGCGGCGGATAACGAATGCGTAGTGGAGATCGAACGGAGGGACAATGTCTAACAAACTCACGAACGCGGCGGCGGAACAACTGGTTATCGGTTCCGTTATCGCAACGCCCGGGGCGCTTGACGCGATCGCGGAGAAACTCGGTCCGGGCGATTTTCACGAACCGCGTATCGGCACGATCTACTCGGCGGCCGCGCGTCTCGCGTTGGCCGGCACGACCGGCGCGCCGGCGTTGGTGGAGGAACTCCGCGCCGGGGGCGAACTCGACCACGTGGGCGGCGACCGCGCGATCGCGTTTCTCGTCGGACGTGCCGTCGGTAATCTTGACGAGATCAAGACGGCCGCCGGTATCGTTCGTGATCTTGCCCGTAAGCGTGAGAAGGCGGCGAAGGCTTACGCGGTCGCGCACGCGATCTCGTCGGGCAGTGACGCGGCAGCGGAGATTGAGGAACTCGCGTCGGGCGTCTGGGCGGTGGACGCGGAAGGGTGGACGGATCTTGGGGGCGTCGTTTCGGCGATCGCGGCCGGGACGCACCAACGACTCGAACCGACGCTACTCCGTCGCGATGACGGGGCGGCCCTTCTCTATCCGGGTCGTCTGAACTGGATTTCGGCACCGCCGGAGTCTATGAAGTCGTGGCTTGCGAAGTTGGCGTGCGTCCAACTACTCGAACAGGGACTCCCGGCCGTGTATGTGGATTTTGAGGAAGCGGACGGCGCGTCGTGTGCGGAACGTCTGGTGTCTATCGCGCTCGGTCGCGGTCACGCGGTCGAAACGGTCCGCGATTGGGTGGAAGGTCCGATCGCGGACGGAACTCGGGACGCGTCGGCCCGTCTGTTTTTCTACCGGGCAGCGACGACCGGTCTCGACCCGGCGGCCCGGGCGCAGATCGTCCGGATCGTGCGGTCCCGTTCTGTGTCGTTGGTCGTTCTCGACGGTGTGGCGGCGGCGATGTCGTCGCACGTGCCGACGTTGGAGGAGGACAAGGCCCGGGACGTGAATCTCTGGTTATCCGGGTTCGCGTGGCCGATCGTGTCGCTCGGGGCGGGTGTGTTCTGTGTGGATCACGTCGCGAAAAACGCGGGCGGTGCGCCGGGGTCGTTTCAGTCGCGTTCGCCGCGTGGGTCGGGTGCGAAACTCGCGGCGGTATCGGGAACGGCGCTGACGGCGACGGTCCGGGAACCGGGTTCGGCGTGGACGGTCGGAAAAGTGGACGTGGACGTCGTAAAGGACCGCCCGGGGCGTGTGAAGGTCACGACGAAACAGAACCGGCGGCACGCGGCGACCCTCGTTTCTACGCCGGCGGCAACGGACACGATCGAGTCGACGCACCTCGAACTGATGTCGCCGGAACAGGTGGACGCGATCGCGGCCGAGAAGCGGTGGGATCTGATCGCCGCCGAACTGGTGTCGCGTCTGTTGTCGGAGAACGGCGAACCGATGTCGAAGACGGAGATCCGCGACACGCTGAACGAACGGCGCACCGCGAAGGGCGGGAAGGGTTGGCGGGCGGCGACCCTGTCGTCGGCGTTCGATTTCCTCGTTTCCCGGGGTTGGGTGACGGTGGAGAAAGACGGCCGGGAACAACTACTCGGGTCGGTGCGGCCGTATCTCGCCGAATACGGCGAAATCGGTAACGACGATCTCCCGTTCTAACTGTCGGGGTATCTTGCCGTTTTTCGGTCTGTCGGACCGTCTTTCGTGTGAACACACACAAGGGGGGCGACCCCCTGTCTCTACGGCTCGGCGACGAGCGTTTCGCGCCGCTTACAGCGGCGGACACGGCACGTATCACGGCGGAACTCTCCGCCGCGATCGCGGCCGGTGACGCGGACGCCCGTCGCCGGGTCCGGGACGAACTGATCGAACGTCACCTCCGGTTAGTGGTCTCAATAGGCCGGGGATACGAACACCGGCTCGACCGGGACGAGATTTTCGCGATCGGGGTTGCGGCGCTGACGGAGGCGATGGACCGGTGGAACCCCGCGCCGGGCGGTATGTCACCGTATCAGTGGGCGCGACGATACGTCACAACGGCCCTAAACAAAGCCGTAGATTACTCCCGGCAGATCAGGATCCCGAAAGAGGTTGCGTATTCGGCGGCGTTGGCAACCCGGGCGGTGAAGGAACGGGAAAACGAGTTGGGGCGGCGTCTGACCGACGCCGAGATCGCGGACGTTACCGGGGGCGTTCCCCGGTTGGAGGATCTCCCGTTAGCGAACGTCAGTCTATCCGAACCGGTCACGGGCGCGTATGCGACCGATCGGGACTCCCTCACCGTGGAGGACGTGGTCGCCGATCCGTCCCGCGGGGCGGAAGAGACGGTCGAACGGGAGGATCTGTTCGAACGTGTCCGGCGGTCGTTGGAAACGCTGACAGAGGAGGAACGTATCGTGATAGAGGCAAGGTTCGGTCTCAATGGTGCGGAAGGTCGCACCCTTGCCGAGTTGGGTAAGATACTCGGCACGTCTGGGGAAGCGGTGCGCCGGTTGGAGGCGTCCGCGTTGGCGAAACTGACACACCCCGCTAACCCGTTCGGATTGGGGGAGTTGTGAGCGCGCGAACCGATTTCGGTATCCGTGTAGATCCGGACATCGCACGTCGGGACGGTATCGACGTTGACCGTCTCGCCGCATTCTACGCGGCACGTGGAACGCCGATAACGATTGCGAAGGCCGCGAGGACAAAGACGGAGAAGACGTGTCGCCGGTGCGAACGTCTGTTGCCCCTTGACAGTTTCCCCCGGTTCTCCGATCACGTGGACCAATACGGGAACACGCGGAAGGCTAACCGTATGCGCGAGTGTGTCGATTGCGTGGACGCGGCCCGGGCCGAGGTGCGGGCACGGAAACAGGAGTATGGGCGGAAACCCCGAACCGGGGATACGCCGGCCGAAAATGTCAGCGCCCCGGGCACGCTGAACAACGTCGATCTGACGCCGTGCGTGGTATGTGAGACGTGCGGCAAAGGGACGACGGTCGATGATACGCGCCGACCGGACGGGCAGCCGACGGGTAGTTGTTCCGAGTGTCGGGGTGACTGTTTCCGTCCGCCGTATGGGTGGAAGCCGTGCCCCGGGTGTGGTTCACAACGTCACCAATCGGAGTTCCGTTCCGGTATCGACGGGAAGGTCCGGAAGGGCCGCCCGTTCGTCGATTGCGTGTCGTGCCGCCGGAAGGCCGCGAGCACGGACCCGCGTTGCGCGGTGTGCGCCGGGACCGGGAAGCGTTTCCGGAAATAGCGAAACGCCGGGTCCGGGAGTTGCCCGGGCGCCCGGATCGCCGACAGTGGGGGCGGTGACGTGCGAAAAGCCAATACCGGCGCGGGTATCCGCAGGGTGTCGCGCGGTTAGCGGTTGGGGCGGGAACTCGCGTTGTGGGCACCCGCTACACGCATAACCTCCTTGCCGTTTTCTCCGCCGCGCGCACGGTGGGTCCCTGTCCGGATCCAACCCCCCGGGCAGGAGAACCCCAATGGCAACGAAAAAGACGAAGCGCACCCGGAACGCATACGGTCAGCACGAACAACCCGCCGCCGCGACCGGGACCGCCGTCGCCCCCTCGCGTATCACGACCGCGCACCGGGAAGCCGCCCGGCGTGCGGATCGTCTCGCCGCAACCGTCGGAACGGCCCGGCACTATGACCGGTTGTTTGTGTTTCGAGAGTCCGACGAGAACGCGTTCGGCGAACTGGAAAAACTGATCGAATACACGTGCCGTCCGTATGAGGACGACGCCGACGTCGCCGAGTTCCTGACGCACGGTGTCGCCCTTGCCGAAAAGGGGCGTGCGGCGGAGGAACTCCGCGCACGCTACAACGCCCGGACGCTGACCGGCGGTCTCTCCGGCCGGAAAACGATCGGGTGGGTGTTGGAGATCGGGGACACCCTGTTCCTCGTATCCCTGTTCTCGGCGGCAAAGTCGAACGAGAACGAGTCTAACGATTTCACCGACCGTCTCGCCGAACTGGTTCTCCGGCATTCGGTATCCGAGATCGTGACCGGCCCGATTACGCGCGTCGCACGTTCGAAGCGGCACGGTATGAAACTCGCGGACGCGTGCGAAAAGGCGCGGACGACGATCGTCGCGTATGGGTGTCCGCCGATGGCAATGTGGACCGACGCCGGGTCGCAATCGTTCTCTAACTACCTCGACGGCGCGGTATGGGACTACACAAACACCGTCGACCGTCTCCAACGCGGCGCGCACGACGTCCTTATGGACGGGCAGTGGGCAAAGTCCGAGGACGCGCTACCGGCGCTCGGGTGCTACCGGTTCGAGACGGTTTACGGTCCGCGCGGGCAACAGAGCGTCCGCGTCGTTCCGGACGTCACGAAACAGGATCTCGTCCGCGACGTCCTGACGTGGGGTGCGTCCGATCTGACCGAGCGGGAGATCGCGGAGAAGTTGGCGACGAAATACGGGTGGGGTTCGGCCGTGCTCCGGGCACGTCTGAACAACCCGAACGCGACCGTCCTCGACGCGCGTAACCCGCACCTCGTCGTCCGTTCTATGCTGAACCGTCTCGTCGGCATTCAGCGCGTAGACGAGGCCGGCGACGTTGTGATCGGTTCCCTGTTGGAAACCGGGATCTACTACTACGAACAGCGTATCCCGATCGCCGACGAGAAGGTCGCCGCCGCCGTAACGGAGAAGTGGCGTGCCGTCGGCCGCGTGAAGTTCCTTGCGACGGAACTCGATTTCGGACACGGCGCCCTCCCCGGCGGGAAGTGGGTTCCCGATGAACTGGTCGCCGCGTGCCGCGAAAAGCGTTTCGGCGGGCAACGCGAAGAGTCCGCCCGGGGGCGGGCGGCGTCCCGGCACGTGGAGCGTAAGCCGATGACCGGGTTCCCGGCGTGGATCGTCGACGATCACGAATGGCGGTTGGGTGCGTTCTCCGGCCGGTCGTATCAGTTGGTCCGACGTCCGCTGACCGTGGCCCGTGACGCGGCCGGGCGTTCCCTCGGTTGGCGTTGGGAGGAATGCGAGAAGATGGCGACGATCGACGACGTGGAACTCCACGGGGCGGTCGCCGGGTCCATCGTCGCGGCGTTGACGGAGAACGGTGTTCAGTGGCAACGGGAGACGACCCGCAAGGGCGCGCCCCGGGCACGCGAAACGTCGCTACTCGAAAACGAACTCGCAATGGCGGAAAAGGCCGCGAACCGTGCGCGGAACCTTTACGGTATCGCCGACGAGATTTTCGCGGAGGATCCAACGGCCGCGAACCGTGAGACGCTGAAAGGCGCGACGCGCGATCTGTCGAATGCGGAACAACGCGTCCGAGAACTCCGGAAGGAGATCACCGACGCCGAACTCGAAATCGACGTCCCCGGACTGACCGACGCGGCGCGTGCGCAGGTGTCGGATCTGTTCGCCGCCGTTGCGCTCCTCGCGCAAACGGACGGGAAGGCACCGGCGACCCTGAACCTTGCGCTCCGCGATCGTGTCCTCGATCTACGGTTCGTCGTCAGCGACGACCGGGCGCACGTCGGGGTATCCCTGTATCTGTCCGTCGATACGGACGAAGGTCCGGCGGTGTTCGGTCCGATCGAGTGCCGCGTGCGTAACGTGGCGACCGCCGACCGGGTGCGTGCCCGTCGCGAGGGCGTGTTGGAACGCCGGTTCGCGTTGGGCGAGTCGCTCGACGAGATCCGCGACGCGTTGGGTTTCACGACCCGCGAAAAGGTCGCCCGGGCGATCCACGACGAGTTCCGCCGTCTCGGTATCTTGCCGTCTATCGGTCTCCGTGTCGCGGCGATCGATTGCCCGGTGGAGGAAACGCGCCGCGTGATCTGGGCGATGGTAGAAGAGGCGAAAAGCGGGAAGCCGTTCCGCGTCCCGGCGGGTATCGACCCGGCGTTCTCGTCGCACGTCCGCGACGTGTATTCGTCGAATGCCGGTTGGGTGTTCGCGTGGGTGCTTGACACGCAAGAGACGGTTCGTCGTGCGATCGCGTCAGCGAAGGCGGCCGGCGATGACGGTATCGGTTGGGACGTGTTCGTCCGTGACGTGTTGCCGCAGATCACGACCCTTTCACCGCGTATCGTCGGTGAGGAACTGACCCGTGGGAAGCGTCGTCGTGGCGCCGGGGCGAGCAGTCTTGCGCCGGTGTTCGAACGGTCGGAGAAGTGGCATAACAGGAACCCGGACCGCCGCGTGTGGGTTCGTCCGTGCCCGTTCTGTGGAACGCGGACACTCGATCACCCGGTGCGTGTGCCGGAAGTGCCGGGCGGTCTGATCTGTTCGACGTGCCGTCGTGCGCCGGAACTCCCGACCGTGGTATTCCCGGCCGACTACGGCCGCAAGTGGTCCGGGCCGCGTAACACCCTCGCCGAGAAGGGCGAAAGTGGCGCCGGGGGGACGGTCGAAGTCCTCTAACGCCGTTCGCGGCAGTTTCGGAGCGGAAACCGGGGCAAAACGCCCCGGTTTTTTGCTTTTCTGACGTCAGGAACGCGCAGGAGCGGTGAAAACGCCCGGGGAGCACCCGGACACCCTTTCCGGGCGAAACGCCCCGGAGAAACGATCTGGGCGCGTCTGACGGGGTGCGGGATTTCGCGGCCGTCTCCCTTGCGGCGCGTGCCCGGGGCGCGCATAGTGTCCGGGTATGAAAACGCCCGAACTCCTCAACCCCGACCGTCCCGTGATCTTTCTAACCGCCGGTAGCGCTTACGCATACTACCGGGAGATGACCCCGGACGAACTCCTCGCCGTGTTGTCCCGTCCGAACGAGGACCCGGTGTGGTGTCCGATCGTGGACGCGGCAACGGCCGACGTTGCGGCACCCGTAGAGTTCTGATCCGCGCCCCCGGCACGTTCGGGGTCTGACGTGTTAGGGCGTTGCGCGTTCGTGCCGTGAACGCACGAAACCCCGGGAGCCGAAACTCCCGGGGTTGATCGTTTTTCGGGGCGCGTTGGTTAGCGCTTGATCCCGTAGCGGTGGTCGCGCGGGTTCGCGTAGTTGTAGAGCGCGATCGCGGCGGCCGCAATGCCGGACGAGATGATCGTCTTTGCGGCGTTGCCGTCGATGGCGAACACGTCGCCGCCGTTCGCGATGAACTGGGCGAGTGTTGCCGCGACGAACACGCGGACGATGGTCCCGGCGAGTGTGCGGAGTTCTGTTGTCATTTCACCTCCCCCGGTTTCGTTCTGGTGTGGGCAGACGCCGTCCGGGGAGACGCGTCGCCCGTGGTTACACGTTGCGCAGAGAATCGCGTATTTGTCCGTGGGCCAATGGCCGAGACGTTTACGTTCTCCGCGTATGATCTGGATTGTCGGCGCGTTCGCGTGGGCGCGACGGTCGTCGTTGCCGCCGCCGTGCCGGTGGTCGAACGTGAGTGTCCAAATGCGGTGTTCGCGGCAGCATTCGCAACGGGGACGATCGGTTCCGGCGATTCCGCGTATCGCCTCGTGGCGGCGACGTTCGCGCAGCATTCGCCGGTGTTCCCGTTGTGTGTCGTCCACGCCGTTAGGAGTGGGGTCGGCCGGGGACTACGCAGAGAGTATCCCCCAAGCAATCCAACAGTGCCCGTGCCGGGAGCACGCGTATTCATAGATCGCGCGGCCGGCGGCGAGGTTGTGGTGCGGGTTGTAAAGGTCGGAGGAATGGCCGATAACGCCGCGCTCGCGGAGCCATCGGACCCAACCCCGGTTTACCTGTAACAGTCCGATGGAACCTCCCCACGGGTCGTTCGGGTTCTCGACGTTCGGTTTACACCGCGATTCGCGCCAAATGACCGCGTCTAACAACGGGAGTTCGTGTTCGCGCCAACCGGCCGCGAGTGCGGTCCGCCAATACTGACGGCATTTCGCCGACGCCGGGACCGGTATTTCGGGTGCGGCGCGGTCCGGTGTTAGGAATGACGCGACGACGATTGCGGCGACCGTTAGGAGTTTCACGGCGTCACCGGTTTACGGCGTTTCGCGCGTCGCGGTGTCCCGTCGGGCCGCAACAGGTCGCGGAGCGCGCCCTCGGTTATGTTCATACGTTCGGCGCATACCCGGAGGGAAGCGCCCCCGGCGCGCCATTCGGCGACGGCGTCACGCACCGTCTTTCGATAGTCGGCGGCGGCGGCGTCCGCGATCTTGCGTGCCTCTAACTCGCGGTGTTTCGCGGCCGCGACGCGTGTATGTGTATCCATACCCGGGGAGCGTGCCCGGGGTTCCGATTTCGGCAATAGGCCCCCCGCACGCGGGCACGCGTCCCCGTATGGGTAAACGGAAACAGGCCGGGAAACCGGCGCGGAAAACGGTTCGTTATGCTACCGGGCGGGTTCTGGTCGGGTCGTGTCTGGACCGGCTCCGGGATCTCCCCGACGGTTCGGTCGATAGTATCGTGACCGATCCGCCGTATGAGTTGGGATTTATGGGGAAGGCGTGGGACGCATCCGGGGTTGCGTATTCGGTCGAACTGTGGCAGGAGTGTTTGCGGGTGCTGAAACCGGGCGGGCACCTTCTCGCGTTCGGCGGGACGCGCACGTATCACCGTATGGTCGTCGCGATCGAGGACGCCGGGTTCGAGATCCGCGACTCGATACACTGGATCTACGGTTCCGGGTTCCCTAAGTCGTTGGACGTGTCGAAGGCGATAGACAAGCAGCGCGACGACCGCGCGGAGGTGTACGAGGTTACCGCGTGGATACGTGCGGCACGTGACGCGGCGGGTTTGTCGAACCGGGACATAGACGACGCGTTCGGGTTCTCCGGTATGGCGGGACATTGGACGAGTTCGAAAAGCCAACCAACGGTCCCGACGTTGGAACAGGTGTCCGACCTTCTCGACGTGCTCGGCGTGACGCTTGACGAAATCCCGGCGCGCGTTCGCGACCTTCTCTGGACGCTCAACGGCCGCAAGGGACAACCCGGGCCGAACTGGGCCAAACGCGAAGTGACGGGCCGACACAAGGCAGCGGCAGCCGCGGCGCAGTGGAGAGCCAACTACGAATTCGAGGCTAATCTGACACCGAAAGAAAAACGCGACAAACCGGCGACTGACGCGGCGAAAGAGTGGGCCGGGTGGGGGACCGCCCTCAAACCCGCACACGAACCGATCGTCGTTGCGCGTAAGCCGCTCGACGGCACGGTCGCCGCGAACGTGTTAGCGCACGGCACCGGCGCGCTCAACATAGACGGTTGTCGGATCGGGACGACCGACAAGATGGGTTCCACGAAATACCCCGCCGGCCGGGCGATGGCTCCCGGCGGCGGCAAACGCAACACGCCCGAAGTCACCATCGTGCCACACGAGGCAGGACGCTGGCCGGCGAACGTGATACTCGACGAGGCCGCCGGTGTCGAACTCGACGCGCAAAGCGGAACAAGCAAAGCCGGCAAGCCCCGAGACGACAGAGGCACCGGCGGTATCTGGAACGAAGGCAACGGTATTCCGTGTGGTCCTCAATACGGAGACACCGGCGGCGCGTCGCGTTTCTTCTACTGTCCGAAACCGTCACGTGCGGAACGGAACGCCGGTCTCGACGATCTGAAAAAGGCGGACACGCCCGGCGTCTACGCCGGGCGTGTCGATGGGTCACTCGACGGGCATAAAACGGCCGCCCGCGCGAACTATCACCCGACGGTAAAGCCCGTTGCGCTGATCCGGTATCTGGTGCGTCTGGTCACCCCGCCCGGCGGCGTCGTATTGGATCCGTTCCTCGGTTCGGGAACGACGGCGGTCGCCGCGATCGCGGAGGGTTTCGGGTGGATTGGGTGCGAACTGACCCCGGACTACCTCCCGATCATCGCGGGACGTGTCCGCCACGCGCAGAAAAAGCACAGCCAACTATCGCTCGGCGTTTAGGGCACTCGTTACCGTATGCCTTCCGGAGTTCTGTTAGTGGCCGAACGGACGATCACCCTCGCGGGAACGATCCAACCGACCCCGCGCCGCATTCTCGACGTCGGCGCCGGGTATGGGAAACACGGCGTCCTGTTACGCGAATACCTCGATCCAACGCCCGTCGTGGACGCAGTGGAAGCGTGGGAACCTTACGTCGCGGCGCACCGGCTCCCGGCGATCTATGATCACGTGTATGTCCGGGACGTCTTGACGCTGACCGACGACGAACTCGCCCCTTACGATCTGATCGTTATGGGTGACGTTATCGAACACATAGAGAAACCCGACGCGCTCGCGTTTCTCGCCCGGGTTCCGCACGCGTGGTTCGTGATCGCTACACCGATCGAGCATTTCGACACCGGCCCGGGTCTCCCGCCGACGGAAGCGCACGTATCGCATTGGACGTTCGCCGATTTCGTCGAGACGGGACGCGTCCAACACTACGAGCACCGATACGGCGCGCAGATCGTCCGTCTCGCCCCCGCCGCGTGAAAATCCTCGCGTGGGTTCACCTCTACCCCCCGGACCATTGCGCCGGGGCGGAACTGATGTTACACGAGATCCTCCTACAACTCCAAAAACGCGGGCACAACACTACCGTTTACGTTGACCGTAGTTCGGTAACCGAGTGGGAGGGTGTCAAGATCGAGACGGCCGCGACCGCTGACCCGTCCGCACTGATCGACGACGCCGACGTCGTCTTTACGCACCTTGACCGAACCCGGATAGTGATACGCACGAACGCGGGCCGCAAACACCTCGTTCACCTGATCCATAACGACCAACAACTCCGGTTCCACCGCGTAAAGCCCCGCGAGGCGTCCCTCGTCGTTGCGAACTCCCGGTGGATACAACGCGCGATCCGATGGCAGGGACAGACAATAGTGATCCCGCCGCCGGTCGATCCGGCACGTTACAGGACGACGCCCGGTGAAGCACTGACGCTCATAAATCTCGGCGAGAACAAGGGTGCGCGCGTGTTCTGGACGTTGGCGCGTATCTTACGCGATCACCGGTTCGTCGGCGTCTATGGCGGATACTCCGAACAGATCATACCGGACCGGATCCCGTCGAACGTGGAACTCGTCCCGCATACCCCCGACATTCGCTCCATCTACGGCAAGACGCGCGTTCTGTTAGTGCCGTCCGCTTACGAGTCGTGGGGCCGTGTCGGTATCGAGGCCGCCGCGTCCGGTATCCCGTCGATCGCGCACCCGACGCCGGGACTGTTGGAAAGTCTCGGCTCGTCGGGCACGTTCGCCGACCGGGGCGAAATCGCCGAATGGGTGGAAGCGATCTGGGCGCTTGACGACCCGGCCGTGTATGCGGAGAAAAGCGCCGCCGCCCTTGCGCGGTCCGCTGAACTCGCCCCCGATCCATACATAGACGAACTCGAACGTCGTCTCCTCCGGTTGTGATCGATTTCCTCGCGACGGAACCGCACTACGCGGAACACCTCCGCCCCGTGTATGACGCACTACCGGAAGACGTTCGGGGACGGTTCGCACGATCACCCCGGGAACTACGCGCCCCGGGCACGCTAACTGTCGTCGCGTCTTGGCGTGACTATCAGAACACGCGCGGCCCGGTCGCGTTTTTCGAACACGGCGCCGGGTTCACCTACAACAGTCCGAACCGGTCATACGCCGGGGCCGGTGGCCGGGATCGTGTCCGGTTGTTCGCGAACGTGAATGAGCACGTGGACGCGCTGAACCGGGCGGCGTATCCGAACGCGCGACACGCGATCGTCGGCGCCCCGAAACTCGACGCACTGACGAAACTACGCGCCCCGGGCACGCGACGGGTGGCGTTCTCGTGGCATTGGGACTGTCACGTCGTCCCGGAAACCCGAACGGCGTTCCCGCACTACACCGACGTTCTCGCCGACGTCCCCGCCGAATGGCAACCGATCGGGCACGCGCACCCTCGCGCGTGGGGTTTCGCCCGACCGCGATACGAGGAACTCGGGTGGGAGATCGCCGAGACGTTCGCCGATGTGGTCGCCCTTGCCGATGTCTATGTGTGCGACACGTCCTCAACCCTTTACGAGTTCGCCGCACTGGACCGCCCCGTGATCGTTCTAAACGCCCCGTGGTATCGCCGCGACGTCGAACAGGGTCTCCGGTTCTGGCGCGACATTCCCGGCGTTCAGGTGAACGAACCCGGGCAGTTACTCCCGTTGGCCGATGAGGTGCGCCGGATCGACGGGTGGATCGGCCGGCGACGGGAAGCCGTGGCCCGCGTGTATCCGCATTTAGGGAACGCCGCCCCGGTTGCGGCGGCCGCCCTTCTCGACGCCCTGTAACCTCGTGGCGCCGCGTGCCCCCGGCGCGCACGGTAGCCGGGTATGCTGAAACGAACCGTCCTCGCCCTCACGATCGCAACCCTCGCTGGGTGCGCCGCACCGCCAACCGAAACCGCACCAACGCTCACCCCGGCCGACGTCGCCGCGTGCGCCATACTCCCCCGTATCCTCGACGATTTCGACGCCGGATACACCGCAACGGAGGCATTCGGACGGCACGTGAACGGTTGGCCGGCAGGAATGCCGAGTGACGCCGTGCGTGCCGCGTTCGATAGTTACCGCGTGTGGGTCGCAACGGAAGAGAACGAGAAGGCCGGATACGCGACATACGACGACTCGGTGTCCGCCCTTGCCGACGCGATGGGCGCACAACGCCGCGCGTGCGGCGAATGACCCTCGCGCGCCGGTAGCACGCACCCCCCGTCAGTTTCCCAAAACGCCGGGAAAATGACGAAACCGCGCGCCCCCCGCACGCTTGCGAAAAGGTCAAGCGGCATAAGGGCCGGAGCGGTAGCGGACGTTCATTTTCCCCGCGTCCCCCCCTAAGGGGACGCGGAAGGGAAAATGACGGACGCCCGGCCCGTTGCCGTGACCCCGGGGAAACACACGAACACAGTTTCCGGCACACCTCCCCCCGTGCCAAAACGACCCCCCCGGTTCTGTTCTTCTCACGGGTGCGGCGTCCTGACGCACGACGGGTATTGCGACACGCACCGGGCAGAGATCCAACGTCGCCGGAAGGAACGGGAAACGTGGCGGGATTACGGCCCCCGGTGGAGGGCCGTCCGTGCGCAGGTTCTCCGACTCGAACCGTTGTGCCGGTTCTGTCAGGACGCACCGGCGACCGTCGTCGATCACATAGTACCTTTACAGTCGGGCGGGACGCACGATCTCGCGAACCTTCGTCCGTTATGTAAGCGTTGCCACGACGCGAGAACGT